GATACCAGGCCGGGTCGGTGCTGACTCCTAGCGGGGGTTCATCGGCGTCGATGATCAGTTGCGCTTTGGCCTGGAGGTTTTCAAACTCAGCGGGCTCAAAGCTCACCCACTCGCTATAGAGCTCATCGGTGTTTTTGTTGACGCTTAAGTACAGTGCTCGCTCGAGCTCGGCAAAGCCCATGTAGAGCTGGAGCTGGGCGTAGTGTTCGGGCTTGGCTTCTTTTACTTTTCTCTTCAATAGATCGGTGAAGCTTTTGTCGCCGTGGGTTTTAAATTCAATGATGGCCCAAGTCTTTGGTGCCTCTGGCAGGCCGCGGCCAATCGCGTCACATGAGCCTGCGAGGTGGCCTTTGTAGCCGGTGAAGCGGTGCTGGCGCTGAGTCTCTGGGTCCACTTCATGGACCTCGGCACCGATACCGCGCAGCTCTTCTAGGAAGCGTGCCTCTTCGCGAAAGCCGGTGCTAAAGAGGCGCTTGATCCTGCCTGGAAATTTTTTGTTTGACGCCCAGCGAAAGCTGTACCACAGGGCGCGCTTGCATTCTTTGCCAAGCTCGGAGCAGCCCAGGTGGGGCCTGGGCGCTTCCGTTTTCTTTTCGTACCACTGGACGATCTGTTCAGAGGTGGTGTTGATGGGAGCAGGTAGTTTGGCCATGTCGTTTCCCGGATCAGTTAGGCATAAAAATTTTGCTGTTCCCACCCGTCATCACGATGGGCGAGGTCTCTTCAAGGGCTCCGTGTATTGCGTTCAATGCGATGGCACCCATGCGCTGGGCCTGGGTGAAGTCGGTTTGACCAGGAGACACAAAAGGCTCGCTGTGCATGCGCACGTCAATTGAGCCCTCTGGCGTGTCTTGAACGGTGATGATGATGATTGCCATGGGGGGGATGAGCTTTCAAAAGTGATTGGTAAATTTAGGCGCGCAAGAGACATCGGCCACAACGTCGGACTTGATGCCATTGATGCGCCGCTTGGCGTAGACCACCACGGCACGCAGGCCCGAGGTCTCGCACTCTTTGACGGCCACGATGATTTCGTTCCTGCTCATGGGCTGCACTTCCTTTTCGACAATGAGTTTGGTGTCGGTGTCGCTGGAGGAGGGGTTGCCCAGGCTTGCGTTCCAAGATGAGCCAGCCGCGCATGCGGTGAGCAGTGTGATGAGTGCCACCGAGGACACAAGTGCAATAAGCTTTTTCATAATTGATCTCCTGTTTAAGTTAAGGGGCAGGCAGGCTGATCAGGCCGCTGCGGATTTTTTTTGCTTCCACACGGGCGTTGCCGCACTGGTGGACGGTTGAGCTGCTGACTCGACACTTGCGTGTGTTTGCACAGGCGCTGGAGCGGCGCTTGTTTTGTTGGCCGGGTGGTAGGACTTGACGCGGTTTTGTGCGTCATAGCCGTCTTTGCCGTCTTCAATGCTGATGTCGAGCAGCACCGGGCGGTCGTGCAGTTGTTCGGAGTCGGTCAAGTGGTGCATGTTGGTGGCCAGGCAAAGCGCGTTCAAAGACTCCATTGCAATCTTCTCGGCCACTTTGTTGGTGTTGCGAATATTTAAGCGGTCAAAAATTTTGCGACCTTTGTGTGGGCCGTCCATCACTTCGAAGGTGATTTGCAGGTAGGAGCCGGTCTTTTTGGAGTTGTCCTTCATCTCTGAGGCAATGGCCATGGCGAGGTACTTGCCCTTGGGCAAGAGGTCGTAGCTGTTGACAGCTTGGTTGGGGTCGGCTTGGAAGTTAAGTTGTGCCATGGTTTTTACTCCTTAGTTGGCGGTGGTTGAAGAAATTGCATTTGAAAAATTACTCCATGCCAGCGGCATGCTGTCGGGTAAGCCGTACCTGTTCTTGGCCAGGTAAGCTGGTTTCTCGTTGGTGTAGATCAGGCGCTCGCCTGTGGTGATGCCGCGGCGCACTTCCTTGTTAAAGCCCACGTCGGTCTCTTTGGTGACGACTCTGTAGTTGCAAAAAAGAACCGCGTCACACCACTCCTGCACGATGGCCGAGGAGCGGGCCTGGAGCTTGGGTTGGTAGCGCTCGTAGGGCTCGGTCTCGGGCGAGTCAAAGCGTTTGATCTCGGTGTGGGCGACCAGCACCACGGCCATGCCGTGCTCATCGCGCAGGGCGCTTAGGCCGTCAAGAATGCCTCTCCAGTACTCGGCAGCGATCACGGCACCTTTGCCGTAGGCCAGGTCTTTGGCGTCATGGCTGGCGTTGATGTCAACCCAGATCAGGTTGTCTAACCAATCGAGCGAGTCGATGACGACAGAGCCAAAGTTGTGGTCCTCCTGGTAGAGCGTGCCGATGGCGTCCATCACGTCGGTGTAGGACGTGGCCAGCGGAAAGTGGTCGACCTCCAGCAGCCCCAAGCCGTCCTCGGTCAGGATGAAGATGGGGTTAGGTGCACCTGCGGCAAAGGTGGTTTTGCCCAGGCCGTGGGGGCCGTAGAGCATGACGCGGGGCGCTTTGATGCCGCTTGAGCGTTTGATGGATTTCAGATCGATAGCCATGAGGTTGCTTTCATTAGGTTTAAAGGTGCCAGACCAATAGGCCAAGCAGATTAGTTGTTATCCGGCAAGTCTGTTGAGGATTTCCCCCTGCTTTTCGGACAAATACATGCGAGCACCGTACTGTTCCCACTTATCGCGAATGTCGGAAACAAACTGCTCTTCCCAGCCGTTGGTGGCGCTAGAAGCGGCGGCGTCGAGCAGGTCTTCAAACTCGCTGTCTTCGTACTTGTCAGCAACGGTACTCACGCCTTCACCTCAACGCTTGGCTTGGCATCCTTGATGGTGATGGCGAGGGAGAGCTGCGCCCAGATGGCGGGCTCATTGGCGCGAAGGAACTTGGCGCCGGTCTCATCGAGCTTGATTTCGGTTTTAATCGGGCGCATTTCAAGCGGGAGTTTTGCGCAGATGGCTTGCAGCTTTTCCATGTCGGCTTTGTAGGACAGCTTGCCGGTGATGGTGACTTTGAGCCCGTTGGCCAGGTCATGGGTTTGGGAGCCTTCTTGGCGCTTGCCGAGCAAGTTAATGAGTTGCTCTTCCAGGGCGACGCGGGCCCTGTTGGCCTGGGCTTCGGCGTGCTTGGCTTTGACGAGCTCGTTGACGATTTGCTCGGGGGTGACGACCAGGGAGAGGGCGGCAACTGTGTTCATAGGGGTGCTCCTTTTAGTTGGTTGAAACGGATTCTTGAAAGTCAATGAATTTGTTGATGTCAAAGCCATCGGTGTACTCACCCAAGCGGGTGCCCAGTAACTCGCCGCGTTGTTGGCTGGGGTAATAGACGGCGATGCAGTCTTGCTCCAGGAGCTCGGCCAAATCAAAGATGGTTTTGCGGGCCAGGTCTTTGGGTAACTTGCAGTTGTCGATGCGCACGAGCAGGAGCTGGTGAAGGTCAAGCCGGTCGATGTACTCGTTCTCGACTTGCAGGTCCAGGCGGCGACCATGGACTTCACCAAAAGCGATGTGCAGCAAGTCCAAGGCGTCGATAGCGCGGCGGGTGCACTCGGCGATGCTGTTGTTGCCGGCGTGGGTGTCAAGGCGGATGTTGAGTTCAATGATCATGAGAATTCACTTATGAAAAGTAACGTGTTTTGGGGTATGCCCCGGGGTATCCCCCCAATTGGGGTAGGGGGGACGGTTGTGGGGGAGGAGGGTTGAGGGCGTGGCGCAAAAGGGCGCAGCGCTTCTTGAAAGATGGGGGGTAAGTTGTTCAAGACGACCACCACTTCACAAGGAGAGAGGCCAAGGCAACGCCAATGACCAGGGCGAGCAACAGGTCTGCTGCGGCCATGGAGCGGCGCTCGAGGCGCCGGTGCAATTCACTGATCCGTTCTTCACGGGTCAGCAGGGTATGTTGTGTGTATCTACACATGTTTAGATTACCTCATCATTGCTGGCGCAAAAAGAGATGACATAGCCCACAGTGTTACCGTGAGAGTCAGAGATGTTTTGGGGGAAGTCGCCGGTGCTGCGTAGGACCAGGGCGAGAGACTCAAAGATGCTGGGCAGCTCGTCTGGATCGTTGAATACGTCCAGGTCGGTGCGAATAAAGAGGCGGGTGGTCACGGCGGGGGTCCTTTCGTAGTTGCATGGCGTCGGTTGCCACAAACGAAATATATCACCATGTTGCGATATTCTCAATAAATATTAGATATATAAACCCTTGGGACTTTTGTTTGCAATATGAAAAAGGTTAGCTAGGTTGTATCCAAAGAATTCTGGATGCCCACTTGATCTCTTTATTCTCGAAGACTTGGTCCTGGTTGGAGAAGTCGAGGCAGTTGTAGAGATCTTTTTTGTAGCCTTTGTGGACGACGGCCACGATCATGGAGCCATCGGACATGGCCACTACGCAGGCTTTGTCGAGTGCGTCCTCGGGGGTCACATTCACGCCGCTTACAAAGTAAAGCCACCCATCGCGACTTGAGTTGACGTTGCGCATTTGCAGCGCGTATGACCCACGGGGTGTGTCCGCGGGGGCGTGGACCATGTCGTGTGTGCCGGGTGGGAGGAGGGAGACCAGGCTTCCCTTGGTGATGTAACCAGCGATGGGTATTTGGCCCATGTCGTCGGTGACGTTGATACCGGCGCGGCGCATGACCTCGGTGACGTTGACGTTCAAGTAGCCAGCGATCTCTTTGGCCTCGCCCATGGACATGTTGCGTTTACCTCGGAGCATGTAGCTGACGGAGGCGGGGTCGACGCCCATCATTTTGGCAAGCTGGCGCTGAGACAGCTTGAGCGATCTCAACTTATCTACAAACCACAAATGATCGATGATGTTATTCACAAGAGCTTCTACATCGTTACAGACTGCCTGGCCCGTGACTTGCTGGGGGGGGGGGGGGGGGGGGGGGGGGGGGTGATAAATTGAGGATAGAATATCATACTGTTGCGACCTTCTCAACATATTTGTTGTCGTAAGACTCAACAACTTTTGCTCGGAATGATTTTTAACATGTGTAACAGATATGTCATAAAGGGTTTGTATGTATAAAAATGAAAATATTGGTCTAAATAACAATATTGAAAATAAAATGATTACCAACAACATCAAACACAATGCGCAGCCTGCGCGAAGCGTGGTGGATTCCTTTGGTGGGTGCCGTAAATTGGCGGGTATTTTGAACCTCAACCCGGGCACTGTGTCACGCTGGACGACCTCGGCTGCTGCGAATGGCACGGGCGGCAGGATTCCACAGAAGTATTGGGGCCCATTAATTGTTGCTGCGCAGGACCAGGGTCACACCTTGACAGTTTTTGATCTGTCTGGAATGTAGAGATTATCTCAACACGGTGTTATATTCCAACCGCCAGCGCTGGACCTTATTGCTGATCCCAATTGGGTGTTGATCTCCTGTCCCAACGTCAGCGCTGGCACCTTTTGACTCTTTGGGCAGGGTAAAAATGAAGGACGGGTGCGCATGGAAATATCGGCTGAAGCGATTGCCCGAAACCTGGGAGGTGCCAGACTCTCGGGGGATAACTGGTCATGCCGGTGTCCAGCGCACGAGGACGCGCACGCCAGTTTGTCGATCACGGACAAGAGCGGAAAGATGCTGGTTCATTGCCACGCGGGGTGTGACCCGGTGGAGGTAATCAGCTACCTGCGCATGCAGGGCTTGTGGCCAACGAGCACCGAGCCTTACAAAGCGCCTACACCCGTCATCATTGATTTGCCCACGGTTGGCCAACCTAAAACCATCGTGGCCACCTACGACTATGTGGACGAAGAGGGCGAGCTGCTTTACCAAGCAGTGCGGTATGAGCCGAAAGATTTTAGACAGCGCAGGCCCCTCACAGAGAACACCTGGGACTGGTCCATCAAGGGGGCCAGGCGCGTGTTGTACCGCCTACCCGAGGTGCTCGAGGGCATTGCCAACAAAAAAACAATCTACATCTGCGAGGGCGAAAAGGACGTAGAGGTCGCCCGCTCCCTTGGCTTGGTCGCGACCTGCAACGCGATGGGTGCGGACAACGGCACCGGCAACAAGTGGGCCCGTGAGTTTGGGGATGTGTTTAAGGGTGCTGATGTTGTCGTGATCCCTGACCAGGATGTGTCGGGCGAGCGCCACTCTGCTTGGGTGTTGCAGACATTGCAGGGCAAGGCGCAAAGTATTAAGACATTGAAGCCCTTGGTCGGCAAGGACCTGGCCGACTGGGTGGCCGCGGGTGCTGGGCTTAAAGAGATCCGGGCTAATGCGGTCGAGGCATTCGACAGTGACGAAGACGAAGACGACGATGATTTTGATTTTATCGATGTGCATGACCTGATCAAAGACATCAAGCAGATCGATTGGTCGGTGCGCGATTATTTTGAGCGCGACTCGATTGCGTTGGTGTATGGCCAGCCGGGGTGTGGGAAGAGTTTCTTTGCGGTTGACATCGCAAGCTCTATCGCGCTTAACACCCCGTGGTTTGGCCATAAAACAAAACCGGGCTCTGTGTTCTACATCGCAGGCGAGGGCCACAACGGGCTGGCCAGGCGCTTTAAGGCGTGGGAGCTGGCGCGTGGGGTGGTGGTGCCCAGGGACAAGATTTACAAATCCGCGGGTGCGTTGTCCATTCTGGATGAAGCCCAGGTGTTGAAGATGGTGAGAAAGATCGAGCGACGCTACAAGGTCACGGGTGAGTGGCCAGCGGCTGTGATGGTCGATACCTTAGCGCGTAACTTTGGTGCCGGGGACGAGAACTCCACCGAGGACATGAGCAAATTTATCCACCACCTGGACAAGCACATCCGTCAGCGGTGGAACTGTCTAGTGCTGATCGTTCATCACTCTGGGCACAGCATGGAGCGCGCGCGGGGGAGCTCTGCACTGCGCGCTGCGGTTGACTCAGAGGTTGAGATCACCAAGGACGCGGCGGGCGTTGTCACCATTCGCGTGACCAAGATGAAGGACGCCGACATACCGCCCGAGATGGTGATGTCTTTAAAGGGTGTGGACCTCGGTTTGCTGGACGACGAAGGCTTGCCCGTCACCAGTGCGGTGCTTGAGCACGCGGGCAACTTGGCACTGCAAGTAGTGGCCCATCGTGACGACAAGACGAGTATTTATGCCCACGAGATTTTGAGCGTTTTGAATGAACAGGGCGCTATCTCTGAGGCGAAGTTAGAAAAAGAGGTGGTGTGCTCGCACCGACAAATGCGCAAAGCCTTGGCGACCTTGGCCAGCTACAAGTTCATTGATGGCAAAAAGCTCACCCCCGAGGGCCTGTCTGCTTTGTCCAGGTTGGGCGCTGGGCTGAAGGTGGACGCAAAGCCTGGGCTACCTGGTAGGCCCGCAGGTGTGAAGTTCTATCACGAGCCCAAAGGAGATTACGAATGACAGGTGGAGCAAGAGCGGGGTCGGGCCGTAAGCCCATCCAGATCGATGAGAGACGGGCATTCAGCTTGCATGAGCAGGGGTTCAGCAAGTTGGAAATATCCAAACGGTTCGGTGTTGCCTACAAGTCGTTGCTGACGATATTTCGCAAGGCGGGGAAATACAAAGAAAGCACAAAAAGGAAATAGGAGCTTGATATGAGCCAACCCTTCAACAAACCCACCACGGCACAAAGTGCGCCGGGCTTTAAGTACAAGAAGCTGCGACACGCCGAGTTTGAAAACGCAGTCGATGTGTCCTACGACGCTGGTTATTTGTCCGGCTGGAACGATGCCCTGGAGCATGTGGTGAGTTCATTTGAGCGCGATTTTGAGAAGTCATTCGGCAAGGACACCTTGGCCGGGTTTTGTATTTACATGAAAGGACAAAAGCGATGACTAAACCAAAGATGTACGCATTTCCATGCAATGAATTTATTGGTATGGAGCTTCGAGATTATTTTGCAGCTAAGGTTATGCAGGCAATGATAGAGGCCAAGGAGTGGATCGATGATATTGATTGATCTCCTCACAAGAGCCAGAGGTGAAGCATGAATCAACTGACATTTGATGAATTCTGCGAACTGCGCTTTGAGTACAGGATGGGAATAACCAATGATACTGGCGCACAACGTATGTATCGCAACGACAAGCACAGCATTCAA